GTATCACCGTAAGTTTCATCTTCATACTCCATAGAGTCTGCACCTAAAGTTGTACCAACTTCAGCAATCATTCTTAATTTATCAGCTTGAGCTTCGCCATAAATCTCTTCAATTTCTTCGATGCTCATCCATTTAGTTTCAAATATTTCATTCCAAGTTCTTGGATCATATTCTTTAGCATCTGGATCAATAATAATATCTAAAGGATCTTTAGTAGTTACTCTAACTTCACCATTAATATGGTCATCAAAATCTATACGAACATCAAACCAACCTCTGTCTTGAATTAGACCATCAGCAAACGCTTGGCTTTCTAACCATTCTAATTTGTTGTTGTCCGCAATTTGCATATACAACCTAGAAAGTACATCGGCTGTTTCTTGGTTACCATTTCCTCTAGGTTTAAATTGTACATCTGCTCTTCGTGTACTTTGTTCGCCAAGAACTGTGTTGACTGTTGGTAAAATAGTGTTGATTGTTAATGCGGGTCGACCCTGATCGTCGAGCGCGGATATGTCAGCTTCGTCCCATTGTTCGCCGCGATAAAACGCGTCGCATTGTTGCGCTATTTCTACATAGTCTAAATGCCCATGGTCGCGGGCTCGGGTGTAAGCTTCCCATTGTCTCTTAGCAAGAGTTTGTTCTTCTCCTGCGCTAAGTTTCTTTTTTGGTTTTTTATAATCTGCCATTAAGCGCTCATTGATGATTTACGTTTGCCATCTTTTACTAAATGTTTTAATCCATCTCTCCACGACGGAACATGCTCAGGTCTTTCATAAAATGTAGCAAATTCTGTCATCATTAAACCGATCCACGCCAAGGCATCTACCTGGTCGTCATGTGTACCATTTGGAAAACGTAATAGTTCTGCAACCATCGGTCCAGTCCAAACGGCATCTTGTGGAAAGTATACCATACCTTGTTGCATTCTACCCTGGATCGCTCGCGCACGTAACTCCTTATCTCGCCTACCAACTTTTAAGTCTTTAAAGTAAGCTTCAGATAGGCCCCGTTCTCTTGTTCTTTTTTCTAGAAACGGCCCCAGGGCCATCTCAATATGACCTCTTTCTATTCCCACTATACCCGGACGCCATAGTTCGTACAAGTCTAAAATTTGTTCTACTAATTCAAAGCCATCGTACTTACCGCGAACGACGTCAACAACAAATAAATTATCGTATTCATCGACACCGACAACAATACCAACTGAGTAATCGTTCCGGTCACGCTGTCCGATCGCAAGATCCCACGCGCAGTAGTAACGAAGTTTTGAAGTATCGATTTCATCGAAGTCATAATATGCGATCATGTCGCGGTTAAAGTAATCGCCTTCGTCAGATACTGGATTCTGTTGGTATAGAGCAGACCAATCGCGCGGGCCGATGGCTTTCCTTATCTGCTCGAGAGCGTCCACATTATATCTCTCTGGGTGTAAACTTTCACCTGTTTTTCTAAAACTTTCGTCTTCTTCTGCAATGGCTGGATAGCGAATGACTTCCCATTCGTCTGCTCCCTCTTCTGCTTGGGTCAACAAACGACCGGCCAGGTCGTCGTCGTGCCAACGCGTAAGAATTACAAGTATGCCTCCACCTGGGGACAACCTTGTATAAGCTGTGGATGTATACCAATCCCAGGTCGCATCTCGATTGTTATCAGATTCTGCATCTTCTCTGTTTTTTACTGGATCATCGATCACCATTACGTGCGCACCTTTACCAGTAATACCACCACCAACACCCGCCGCAACATAACCGCCGCCTTGAGTTGTTTGCCATGATTCTACTGACTGAGAATCTTTATCAAGCCTAGCTTTTTCAAACACGTTTTTGTATACTGGTTCTCTAAGCAGTTGACGTACTTTTCGTGAAAAGTTCATAGCCAAAGAGCCTGAATAAGAACAACTTATAAACTCATGCTCGGGATGCCGGCCCAAGTGCCAGGCAGGGAAAGCAATACTAGCTAACGTAGATTTACCATGTCGAGGCGGCATAAAAAGCATCAATCTTGGTGATTCTTTATTCGCAACCTGTTCGCTAAATTTCTCTAGTCGTTGACAAATATCTTTGTGTACCCAACCTGCTTGATAGTCTGTATTAAATCGTTCAACAAATGGGAGTAATCTTTTACGTGCTAAGACTCTTTTCGCTAATTCTTGTTCTGCTTTTGCTTGAGCAGAAAGTTCTGCTTTTTGTAACTTCTGATCAATCCGTTTTTGGGGCTCGGGTATTGCTTCAACTTCGTCAGCTCGACAGTATACGCAAATTTCGTCAATAAGAACTAAGTTCTCCGGATAGAGCCCGCGACATCTTTTACATTCAGTCTTCGTTACTTCCATCTGGCTCCAAGTAGTTCGTATCGTTACCGGCAAGTTTCAAAAGTTGCGCATCAGATAATTTTTCTAACTGCTCTACTTTCTCTACATTTATATTAATCATGGTTGCTTGTTCGGGAATGTGTAGACCGTGGAGCTTGCATAACGAATCAACAACATTCTTTTCTTCCGTCGAGTTAGCTGCTTTTGAATGAGCTTCTAAATACATGCCAGTTGCTGTGTTCTTATCGAACTTTACCTCTTCGCGCATTTCATTACGTAGATAGGTTAGAGCTTTTTGCATTTTGGGAGTTTTGAATACTTGGTAAACACGGTCCATGTCCTTGTACCCCGCAGCACGTCCGGCGGCTGCTTTGCTCATTCCCCGTAGATGAAACAAAACTAGCCGCTCTTCCTGAACCGAAAGCTCGTTAAGTTGTAAACCGGCATAAGGCAGGTGAGATTGTAACTCAGTTCTATCTTGTTCGGTCATATCTGTGGGTCTATCTTCGTCTAGTAATCGCATGCTGAAAGATTATATTAAAAATTTTCCTTGTGTGTAACTATATTTTTACACCACCAATATAATTCATCTTCTGTCATTGTATGCTTAATTAAGTTAACACGCCAACAAACGAGTTGGATGTTAGTTATCATGTATTCGATGTTGGGGTCAATTCTGTCAATTGAAACATTAGTATTGCGTTTTTCTCCACCCTTGTGCCACGTCATGATGACCCCGGACAACGCACAACGGCCGTCTTGTTTGTCCCATAAATCATTAAGTTGTTCTGGAGTTATTTCAAATAACATTCCTTCTTCCTTTTCTCTTGAGTACTTAAGTTGGTTCCATAAATTTTTTAAATATTTATAAGGGCTTGAACTTTTGGCAATATTAGTAAGCGACAAAGCACAAGCTCTACACACTCTTCGGTGATCCTCAAAGTCTTTTTTAGGTAGACTCTTTTCACACCTATCACATACTTTATCCGCCATAATTTTTTTGTGAAAATTTTTTATGGAAAATACTATACCATATCACATACTCTTCGCCTCCCCCCGGCTCTCAGCACCCACCCCCGCCCCCGATCCCGATTCCAGATCTCGATTCCAGTTTATTCGTTTGGAACCTTGTTTTGAATTTTACAGCAGTCTAGCAGTTGAGCACTACTCGTTCCTCGTAGCGCTTAGGTCTTTGGTTTATGTTATTAATATAGAGTTAATACTCGGGAGATAATGACATGGATAGAAAAAAAATAATCCGCGCGATTCAGTTCGTAGCAAAGCCGACAGCAAAGTTAGCAACTACCGCTGTTAATAAAGTAACCGACCTTGCAATACCTAGAACTAAAGAGTTCATGGCTGAGTGGCAAGAAGCATGGGACAACGACGCTAGTAGTTTCAAACCTACTATCATCCAACCCTTAGCTAAGCCTAGTAAGTACCGCAAGAAATTCTACCCTGAGCAAGAGCCCAGTGAAGAACTCAATCTTGAAATAGCTAAGCTTCAGACGCTAGAACAAGAGCTCAAAGAAATTCGCGAAGAACACGCATCTAGCTTTGGAGATGTCGGCGTTTGTAATATCTGTACAGGACCATACATCGATGGCTACTGTAAAGAATACAAATGTTGGAGGTAAATCATGGATATGTTTAGAACTTTCTTAGTACTATCATTCTACATCTGTACTTGGACTCTTTGTTATTACATACAATTATTCCCAGACACTCTGGACGGACGCATCATAGGTATCTCATATACTTATATGTCTTGGTTTCAAGTAATACTTTATAACCTAGCTGTAATTGGACTATTCCTATTCGGCTATCACTTAGCCAAGAGGTAATCATGGATATATTATATATACTAAAATGCATCGCTTACCTGGTATCTATACCAGCACTCATAACTATGACTCGTTTATTCCACTATGAACTAAAACAGAATCACCGTTTTATTTCTAGACATTGGACAAACAAGAACTAGTTCTCCCCGGGGGCTTCGGCCCCCACCCTCGCCCAGGGGGCTCATGTGCGTGCCTACTATCATGTGCACTACTATCATCACGGAGTGATGTGGATTGCGTGCGTATGT